CGGGTCTTCGCCCGTCAACGTCAATCCTATTGCGCAAACGTCCGCTACGGACGGCACATCTCCACAAGGAAACTTGGCTGCTATCGGTACTGTTGGCGCTCACGGCCACGGCTTTATCAAGTCCTTCACGGAGCATTGCGTCATCATTGGTATGGTCTCCGCTCGCGCAGATCTTAATTACCAACAAGGACTAGACCGCATGTGGTCCCGTAGGACCCGCTGGGACTTCTACTGGCCCGCTCTCGCCCATCTGGGCGAGCAAACTGTTCTCAACAAGGAGATCTACGCTGTAGGCTCCACTAATGCGGCGCAGGACGCCGCAACCTTCGGATATCAGGAGCGGTACGCTGAGTACCGCTACAAACCGTCCCGTATAACGGGACAGTTCCGTTCTAACTTCGCTCAGACGCTTGACGTCTGGCACCTAGCCCAACAATTCTCTGCTCTCCCTATCCTTAATTCTACTTTCATCCAGGACGATCCACCGATCGACCGGATAATTGCGGTTCCGTCAGAACCGCACTTCCTTTGGGACAGCTTCTTCCATCTGAAGCACACCCGCCCTATGCCAATGTATTCGGTCCCAGGACTGATCGATCACTTCTAGGAGCTGCGTTATGGCCTTCGGCGCTATCGCTTCCATTGGCTCGTCTCTTCTTGGCGGGCTCTTCGGCAAATCTGGCGCTTCCAAGCAGAATGCTGCTCAGGAGCGCATGGCCGACAAACAAATGGACTTCCAAGAACGGATGTCCAATAGCGCGCATCAGCGCGAAATCGCGGATCTTAAGGCTGCTGGCCTTAATCCAATTCTATCTGGCACCGGAGGTTCCGGTGCCTCTTCACCTGGTGGCGCTCAAGCCAACGTGGTGAATGAGATGTCTGAAATGAGCAATTCCGCTCGAGACATCTCGTCTAAACTTCAACAAAACCCGATCATCAATGCTCAGGTTAAAAACCTGAATGCTGAAAATGAGCGGATCAAGGAGCAAACGCGACAATTACAAATCTCTAATACTCAGCAGGGCGTTCTTACCCCTGCGTACCTTGAGGCCGGTAAGGCCGTCGATGCCGGCATCGGCAAGGTCAAAAATATGCTCGGGATAAAAGACGCCGGCGACATTGTCGGCGACGTTCTTGACGCCGCTAAAGGCGTCCCCGGCAAAATCGCCAATGGCGATATCTCTCTTCCCAATTCCGCTTTCGACATCTCTAGGTTTGTCGGAACGGATAACTCCGAGGCCCGCAAATGGGCCCGAGGTGAAAAAGGCTTCCTCGAAAGCCTGTTCGATGCGAGCAAGCCTGAAAACAACGTCTCCTCAGCCAAACGATTGACAGAGGAAAAAGTGCGTGCCTATGGAGAACGTGAACAGGCAAAACGCTCGCTAAAACAAGGATTTAACCGATGGTAAAATTCCGCACACGCTTCGACGAAGCGTATCAAAAAAACAAAGAGGTCTTCTGGACCTCTCCTGGTGATGACGAGGATCTCGTCCAACACCACATGGCCGCAGAATGCGACATCAATACAATCATGAAGCGTTACGAAAAAACGGGTGAACTCACCCATATCGCTTCTCAAGCCGCCGCTTACGGCGACTTCTATGACGTTACGGACTATAAAACTGGTACCGAACGTCTTATGGCTGCTGATGCTCTCTTCATGGAGCTTCCAGCCTCTATCCGCGATCGGTTCCACAACGATCCCGCGAAATTCGTCGACTTTGCAACCGACGAAAAAAATCTCGAAGAGCTCCGCTCTATGGGGCTCGCAGAGCCCGCTCCTCATGATCCTGTAGTGCCCATCACTCGGAAGGATCTTGAGGAGCTGCTCCCTGAAAAGGGAGCAAAACCAACCGGCAAAACCGGAGACCAGTGAATACCCCTTGTTCTTAACTGGTCTGACTGACACCAAGTCAGTCTTAATCTCAAAAGGAGCACATCATGCGACGTCAAAAAATCTCAAAAAGACACTCTAAAAAGCTGTTCTCCAAGACAGCTGCTAGGACCAATGGTCGGAACTACAAAACCACGCCTATGCGTGGTGGCATCCGTATGTAGCCATGGTCTGCACGCGCCCTATCGAGGGCTATCGTGCACCGGGAGGTCAAATCGTCTTCAGCAAGAAGCACGGATGGTCTGACCTCCCAATCACTGTCCCTTGTGGACAATGCTTAGGGTGCCGCCTCGAAAAATCACGACAGTGGGCCATGAGGATCATGCATGAGGCATCCCTCTACGAAGACAATGTCTTCCTAACTCTAACGTATAGCGAAGCGAACCTACCCGCCGATAGCTCTCTCGTGCTAGAACATCATCAGTTGTTCATGAAGAGGCTTCGGAAAAAACATGAGGGTAGGATCATACGTTTCTATCACTGCGGTGAATACGGAGACACTACACTTCGACCGCACTACCATTCTATCATCTTCAATCTGGACTTTAAGGACAGGCAATACCTCAAAACTACGGAAACTGGGTCAAAGCTCTATATTTCGAATGAACTCGATGGGCTTTGGTCTCACGGTGACTGCTATATCGGTGACGTCACATTCGAAAGCGCCGCCTATTGCGGACGCTATGTTATGAAAAAATTGACAGGTGCCCGCAAATCAGAATACGGATCGCGTGCACCTGAATATTCTACAATGTCTAGGCGACCCGGGATTGGATCCCCGTGGCTCGCAAAATGGAAGCGGGACGTCTTCCCACATGACTTCTGCATCATGAACGGACGAAAGGTCCGGGTACCTAAAGCGTATGATCAACTTATGATCAACGCGGAAACGCCGATAGGCGACTGGGTAACTGATGCAACTGGCTTTCCTGTATGGAAGCCCTCTATTCGGTCGACTCCCATGGAGATGACCAAACGAAAACGAATAAGAAGTGCGGCTAAGCACTCTGAAAATCAAACCCGCGATCGCCTCGATGTTATCGAGGAATTAACGCAATTACGCGTTGATCGCTTAGCTAGGAGCTAAACATGCAAAACCTTCTTTTCTCGATCTATGATCGCAAGGCGCAATACTACTTGGCGCCGTTTACTGCCCGTTCTGAGACGGACGCACTTCGCGTCTTCAATGAGGCAGTTATCTCAAGCGAAACGCCTGTTTCGCAATATCCGGCAGACTTTGATCTGCTGGCTCTCGGGGCCGTCGATCTTGAGACGGGCGTTCTGACGCCAGAAATGCCCACCCCTCGTCCCATTATCAACGGCCTCGTAGCCCTCACAAACGCTCAGAGAGAGCGTTCGCGCTATCAGGCGATAATGAACACTGTTAGGGAGGAGGAACCCCTTCCTGAGGCTTCCTAGCCCTCAGCAACTAGGCCCCGTCTTCGGATGGGGCCATCTTTTTATCCGCAACTAGGAAAATTCAAATGCGCTCAGTTATGTCGCACCAATTCAGCCAGGTACCCAATGCTGAAATTCAAAGATCTACGTTCAATCGCGATCACGGCTATAAAACTACCTTCGACGCCGGATGGCTTGTCCCGGTTTATGTCGATGAGGCTCTCCCGGGGGATACAATCAACCTCAGCATGTCCGCTTTTGGTCGATTGGCTACTCCTATTGCGCCCGTCATGGACAACATGTTCATCGACTCTTTCTTCTTCGCCGTTCCTATCCGATTGGTTTGGGACAACTGGCAACGTTTTAACGGTGAGCAGCGAAATCCGGGTGATACGACGGATTTCTTGGTCCCGCAGATAGTTTCAACCGCGGGCACCGGCTATGCGAATTCGTCTATTCACGATTACTTCGGTATCCCGACCGGTATTCCCGGGCTTTCTCACTCGGCGCTATGGCACCGTGCATATAATCTCATCTGGAACGAATGGTTTCGTGACCAGAACCTTCAAAACTCAGTTGTCAACAACCAGGGCGACGGACCTGATAGCCCAACGGACTACACTCTCCTTCGTCGTGGCAAACGACATGACTACTTCACCTCTGCCTTGCCTTGGCCTCAGAAAGGCCCTGCGGTATCTCTGCCTCTTGGCACAAAGGCTCCTGTCGTAACGACAGGCGTAACGCCTCAAATCGGCAATGCCACTATGGCTGGCGGCCGCGATTTTCGCGTGGCTGCCTCGACCAACGGCCTTCTTCTCGGCGGCGCTGCTACTGGCACCGCCAATCCTGTTCAATTCTACAATCCAACGGGGCTCGAAACTGATCTTACAACCGCTACCGCCGCGACTATCAACCAACTGCGTCAGGCGTTCCAGATTCAACGCCTTTACGAGCGGGACGCGCGTGGGGGCTCTCGCTATGTCGAAATACTCAAAGCGCACTTCGGCGTCACATCTCCGGATGCTCGTCTCCAACGCCCCGAGTACCTCGGGGGCGGGTCTTCGCCCGTCAACGTCAATCCTATTGCGCAAACGTCCGCTACGGACGGCACATCTCCACAAGGAAACTTGGCTGCTATCGGTACTGTTGGCGCTCACGGCCACGGCTTTATCAAGTCCTTC